CTCGTAGGCATGCTTGAGTAGATACTTGAGCAAGGCGCCCGGACCATCTAGCGGATCGCTAGGTGACTCGGTCGACACTACATAGCCCTTGACAATGGGGCGATGTAGAGCGTCGTCATTCCCCTGGATTTCGTATCCAAGGAAACTATGACGACCCAGCACAGGAGATGACGGAGATACAACCGGGAAGTGTCGAATAACTCCTCGGATATATTCGTCTAGCCATTTGCATGTCTGCCAGTATCCAGCAAAGTAGAGCTGGTTTCTGGTTGAGACAAGCGAAATGACCCCTGTAGCATGCTCCGGTCGTGTAGGGAGTTCTGCACGGACCTTGACAACTGAAACGTCATGGCCAGCGTAGTATTCCTTACCACAAGACTCACGGAACTTACCGTTCCAGAAAGACTTGCGCGTATTAACTTGAAAACCAAAATTTTCAAGCATACGTACGACCGAGCGCACATGATCTACAGGAACGATAATATCGTCCCCGTAGACGCGCACCTGCCCGGAGAAATCTCTAAGATCTCTGCGGGTCAGTGGTTTGTTGAGCGACTCTTCTATCCCCAGAAAGATTATGGTCGTAAAGACCATGGCCTCAATAGGGAAGCAGAGTGCTGAACCCATCATAGCATACTTGGCAAGGCGTTTAACGCCATATCCAGGTATGTCAGCCTTCCGTGATCTGCATGCATCTACGGCCATATGCAAATGTGGCCATCGATTCAGCATTCTACGTACGAGCTGATTGGAGACACGATCGGAAGCCTCGCTAAGATCTAGCGTTGCTAGGTTCCCAGTCAAGGAACCCCGACGAGCAAATTCCTGGTTAGGAGTTTGATCATCGAAACCGATAAAGGAGTCAAGCAATGAATCTCGCTTGATTCCTTCCACGAAGAGCGGCATAAGAGCCTGCTGACTATATTGCATAGCAGCAGGTTCAATGCCAATAATTCGAGGTGTCTTCAACGTCTTAGGAACTGTGACTACCCTCACGGGAATCTCAGCTCCGGGTTCGAGGATGTCTACGCCATCAAGTTCCTCGAAATAAGAGGCACTTGGAAACAACATTTCCAGTGATGGAAATATTGCTTCAAGGCGCGCGGGCCAGGTGTGCTGATTATACTTCCCATTACTGGAAAGTCTCTCAGCTGTAGCACCGGGTCCGTGTTTCGGAACCACGTCAAGCTCATAGATCTCTCTATCTGCTCGAACGAATAGGTCCGTAAACAGTACAGACGACATCCGTTCGAAGTCGAGGACAAGTCCTCTACTCCGGCCGGCGTCATGTGCACGGACATCCTGCTCACACTCGACAAATTCAGCGATAGCAGACCGCACGCGTGTATCGCTACACGGCATTGCGATCTTACCAAACATCAACGAGAGTTGACGTATGGCATGGATTGCATCTATCGATGGATCATCGAGCAACGCACCACTACTACGGTCAAACACAAGACCGAGGAAACCTCCGAGAAATCGGGGGAGACCTCCTTTCCACTGGAAACCAGTGAAAAGATGTCGGTCTACATAGCCCTGGTCGAGACCTTTTTCGAGATCTTTACCAAAGCTAGGTAGGGTAATCGTGAGAAACGAGAACCCCTCATGTTTGACACGACCTTGGACTGTTTTCCAGTCCATGGTGGCGCTAGTGCAACATCGAGCCGCGGATTCATCCGCGACTCTCAGCCAGAGTAGCATCAGGCTTTTCAGAAGCCCTCCTTTACAATAGGGGGTAACTTCTCCATGTAGCCTGCGCGTTCACTTCTACCCGAAAACAGCTATGGATATAGCTGCTAAAGCGAGTAGAGACCAAATCAGCGGGCATGCCCGTTTTAGAAGGATTCGGTCTGAAACCTTCTTAGGGACCAACGTCTGGCAAAGCCATTTGCTGGTCCGAACGAGAGCCTCAAAATAGAGGCTTAGCGCGCTGATTAGCTCTCGCCTCCAAGAAGTTTGGAGATGAGGGCATCCGAAGAGCCGGAGAAGAGGGCTTTGAAGCCCACGTAAACGGCCAACACGTCCGCATTCGAATACCCCGCCGGCGGAATGTCGAAGACCATGTAATTTGACATGGAAACCTTCACATTCGTCGACGAGATAAACGGATCGGCCGTGATCTTCGAATGGTCGAGCCGCAGGACTCGCCGCGTTCGACGCCCATAGGTATGGGCCGCGGAGAGCCTGATCAAGCCATCGGCACTCGTGTACTCCCCCTTGTTGTTCCCAGAGTTCGTCTGGGGCAGCGAAGAGGTAGCGGACGAGATGGTAATGGATTGAGGATCGGTGAGTGCCACAGGCACTACTCCTAACGGGACAAGAAGTCCCAATGGTGTTTTCCGCCGTGCATTCGTGTACGGCTACGACTTTCGGGTTATACCGAGAGCCGCGAGAATGGCAAGCTGGATCGGTGACAAGCCGTCCCAACTAATGCCAAAACCATAGGGGTTAGCCTCGCGCCTTACCTTCGTTTCAGAAACGAAGGACAGCGCGGGCACCTCGGCATCCGGAGTATACATAAAGCGGAAATCGGGGAGACTATAGGTCGCACGGGACACTGTGTGTTCCATGATATACCCATAGTGCATAACCAGACCATCCTCGAGTGTTGCGGAGATGTTATGAAGCACATCCCCAGCATTGACAAACCAGTCGATGGCCCAGCTCCAAGGCGTCAAGTTCCAGAGGACTTCTGGAGTGAGGTTCAGGCCCAACAAATGATGGGCTGCGAGACTTGCCTTCTTCATCTTATTCCGGGAGTCATATCCGGAAGGGAGAAAGTAGGTAAAAGACCCGCTGAACCACACATCTCGGGATGTTTCCATCTCGAGAACAAGCGGCGACTTGGTGGACCCAGCCATTACCTCTGAATGCAAGAACCCGAAAGGGGATCTTTCAGCATCCAGAGTTACTGAGCTAGAGTCCTTTTGCAATGGAAACCGATATCTGCGGCGAACCGGCTTACCAGCATCCTCCTCATACTGAGACATAACCTTCTCAGCATGTAGGATTGCGTTCGCAAGTTTGCGAACATCGCTGATAAGAGGTTGCCAGCCGAACTCGTAGTTCAGGAACTCATCGCCTGCATTCTTGGCTTTGAGAGTCCTGTCTTTCCATGTACGAGCACCGAGGAGGGCCGGAAGGCCATCCTTGATAGTCTCGCCTAGAAAGACCGACAAGTCGGCAGCAGAATTCGTAGGCTCGCACCTGGCGATAGCCGTCGCACCAAGGGCATTCAGCTCAGAATTACTTGAGCGAATGCTGCTGGGAAACGGATTAACGCCTAGGTCCGTAAGAGGGTTCAGAGGACACAAGGGAGTGGTGTTAATCACTCCACGAGAGTTCTCTTGCACTACAAATTGTCCATTAAAGGACATTTCTTTGTAGTACACGTAATCAGGCCGCCGTAGTACGTGAGGACGAAAGTCCGACACGACATAGGTTTTCTGATTATCGAAATTCCCTCCTACATCCTTCATCACCCCTCTAGGGGGTGGGAAAGGATTGCCTTTCGAGAGAGTAACCTCTCTCCCAGATAGTACTGGTGGTATGGAGGCACCCGCACCATTAACAATCCGAGTCTCCCTTCCGTTGTAAACGGAATAGAGGTTATCGGTTTGCACGTAACTTCCATCCTCATAAAGAGGAGTAAGAAGTTCGCGAGTGCGGGTCCTCATACCATCAGGATCTGGCATTGCAGCTCCTTTGGTTGAAAGGACCTCCGATTAGGAGGTGGTGAATGCACTGCGTCGCGCCCAG